AGCGAAACAAGATCCTCTATAAATTGTCACTGTTATGGGCGTGCAGGGTCGGCGAACTTCGGCAAGCTGAGAGAGAGCATTTCGATTTTGAAGAAGGCATCTGGACTGTGCCGTGGGAAAACCACAAGACCGGTCGGAAGAGTAAAAAGCCCATCATTCGCCCGATCATCCCCGAAATGCTGCCGATGATTACGCGCGCCATAGAGCTAGCACCGGGCAGGTTTGTTTTTTCAAAGTATGAAGACAAGCCAATGAGCGAAGGATTCCACATGAGCATTAGCAGCAATCTGGTCAAGTTCATGCTGAAGGCGTACAACGAGCAGGTACCGCATTTCACGATTCATGATCTGCGCAGGACAGCGCGAACGAATTTTTCCGAACTGACTGAACCACATATCGCTGAGATAATGCTCGGGCACAAGCTGCCTGGCGTGTGGTCGGTGTACGACAAGCACACCTATATTGAGGAAATGAGAGAGGCGTATGGTAAGTGGTGGGCCCGACTTATGAGCATCGTCGAGCCCGACATTCTGGAGTTCACGCCGCGTCAGGTCGGGTGAGACGGCCTTTAACATCACGTGGTAGATTCAGGTGAGACATCGGCTTACGGGTTGAGCGTGACATCTCTTTTATCTGCCAGGCGGTGACTTTAGTTCTCAACCATTTATTTGGGCCACCCATGTAAGCGCAATCGGGCTCAGGAAATGGATTCTCGTTTGGCGCTCTTTTCCTGTAACGTTCGAGCGTACGTGAGGAAATGCACAGCTGCCCGCAGATGTCTTTAGTGCTCATCAGATCAAATTTATTCGTTGCTTTGCTCATCTTTGTTCTCCAAAGGCCCCAATCGGGGCCGTTTGATAATTCTTTATCAGGACGTCTGGCCGGGAAGGGCACGCAAGCGGCGCATGCCTGTCATTGCCGTGGCCACATAGCTCGCCTTGCGGTTCACCACCTCCACCCAGACCTTCACGCCTTCAACCTTCACCGTATAAGTCTCTTTCATCTTGCTGCGCCCATAATCGCCATATCTTTGCTGGTGGGCTGCCAGCGCGATGTCGCATGCCTGACGCGCTAATGGGGATTGCTGGTTACCTCGGTTAATCAGTCGCATGGTCATCTCCTTCGATACGCTTAAACTCGATCACCCAGACCCACGGGTTGGCCTGCCAGCTGTCGTCGCCGTAGATGCTTTTCCATAGGCTACGGAAGCCAAGGAAGTGCTTATCACCAATAACGCAGCATTCAGTCGGTGCGCCTTCGTCTTTTGCGTCCTCTTCGCTGATGCTGTTCAGCCGCTCAACCCGCACATTGGTAATCTCCAGCAGAATTCGACTGGCCCAGCGCGGCATGTGGATGGATGGTGTCCACTTATCAGGAGTTGCCGGTTTATTGCAGACCGATACTGGCACTCGATGGGTTTGCTCCGTCCAGGCGTTTTGAATGCTGGCTTTGTATACAAGGGTGGCGAGGTCAGTAGCCCGGCTATGCACACGAAATGCTTCTCTAACCCAGATACGATCGCCTGGCTTACCGAAAGGGCAAAAATGTGCGGTAGTGCTGCCAAATTTGTGCTTCAGCGAGGAAACCCATCCGAATGCCTCTGTATTTGGAAATGTGCCACGCACAATGTCATTAGCTGGCTGAGGCTTCATAACACGCCGCGTCTGCGTCTTCTGGCCTTCGAGTATGGCGCGCACCATCTCACCGTTAAAAATCATTCCGCGCTCAGTCATTCCAGGCCTCCTGCTCGTTCTGAATCTCTTCGTCGATTTCATCGTTGGTGGCATCTTCGTTCAGATAGTCACGCGCTTCTTTGAGGTATTTATCCCGTCGTTCGTCGTACCATGCAGAGAACTCCGGCGACCAGCCAATGGTTGTGCCGTCATAGTCATATTTGGCGTTGTCTTCTGCCATTCGCTCAACCATGCAATAAGCGGTCGTTAAGGCGCATTCACGGATATATCCGCGCAGGTCCCGCTTACGCCACCGCGGGCTCACTTTCGAGTCACAACGACCTTCAAACTCAACTTCCCAGCGGCGGATACAGCGTGCATTTAATGATTTGCTCATCTTGTTACCGGGAGGGCGAACCCTCCCGCCTCCCTTAGGCCACGTATTCCGGTTTCATATCCGCCAGGGTGATGCTGAACTGATCGTGCAGTTCGTCGCCCAGGTGACGCTTTGCAGATGCAAGCACGCGCTCGGCTTCCGCGAACCGCTCTGCTGCATTCGGCTCGTCGGGCTGGGGCAGGGAGTTGATCGCCGCTTCTACTTTGTTACGTGCATCCACCAGGTAATAACGCTTCACGGCTTTGTTTTTCAGCTCGGTGAAGAGTGCGGATCCAAGCGTCGCTTTCGCTGTTTCGATGTCGGCACGCAGCGCTTTGGCGCTATCCACATCCTGAGCGGCCTCAATGCGGTCGCGGAAATCCTTGGCCAGAGTGTCGATATTTACAGATGGCTCCTGAGAATCCTGCGTGTTTACTACATTTTCAGCTTTGATATCAGCCAGGCTCATTTTCTGAGCCGGTGCCGGATTAATTTCCCTTTCGGTGGGCTGCTCAATCTCATCAGGCGTGTAAACGCCTAGGATCACGTGTGGGCAGTACAAGCGCGCCCAATATTTCACGCCGAGGTAGGCTATTTGCTGGTCGGGCTTTGAAACCCACAGCGGCGAATTTCGAGTAACCACCTGCGACAGGTAAAGAGGTTTATCCCAGGTGATTTCATTTTCCCCACGAAGAATTGCTCCGACTTCAACATAGAGTCCTTCTTCGTCTTCATCAGTCCAGTCGCGAACGCGTTCGGTAACGGTGTACTTACCGTTCTTACCCATTTTTTCACGGGTCACTTCTTTGGTTTTGGTGCAACGTTCCCAATCGCCGCTGTAGCGATAATGAAAACGGCCATGAATGGCGCTGGAACTGGTGATTACGGCGTTAACAAGCTGCGCTTCGTAACCCAACTGGCCGTTGACCAGGTGAGTTTTTTGCGCCACCGCGTAAGGGTTCATGCCCCACTGCATGGCTTGCATAACAATCGCCATACAATCCGCAGGCTTTCCTGCCAGGTGCGCAGGTACTGTAACGACAGACTGGGCCATCAGCCCGGCGAAAGCCTGCAGCTGACCCAATGCCTGAACGTTGAAAATTGAGTTGCTGGCAGAAATAGTGTTTGGAGCCTGCTGCTCAGCAGTTACGATATTCATGTTTTCCATCATCATTCCCCTTATGCCTGAGTACGCAGCACTTCAAGGCGGCGCAGGTCGAAGTCGTTCAGTTCGTCGGTGTAGTCGGTTGTGATTGGTGCTGGCCATTCACCTGTGTCGAATCCGGTTGCGATAGCGCGCATCGCTTTGCGGTACTCGAGCATGCCCAGCTCCAGCAGTTCAGCGGATGCCTCGATGATTGCGATCCAGTGGTAGTTCTCGTCTTTGTTGACGAAAATCCAGAAGAACTGGTCCAGCGCCGCGGTTTCGCAGTACATGGCCGCGCTCAGGTGATAATCACGTTCAATAATTTCCCGGTGTAGCTTGGCGCGCAGGCTTTCCTGCTTAACATTCCACATGCTGATGGAATTCAGGTCAGCACCGATGCGCACGCCATCCAGGTCGATCTCAAGGTCAGGGCGCACACGAACCTCCAGGCCCGTCTCCTCATCAAAGCCGAAGTAACTCACCTCGACGGCGCGGCTCGGGTGGGTCAGCAGCATGCCGGCGGTCGGGTGTACCAGAAGCGCTTTTTGAATATTCAGCGCGGTGCTCAGCTGCTGGCGGGTGACCAGCACTTTCCCTTCCGGGTTATCGCGCCAGGCATCCAGCAGCTCGTCGGCAAACACGGCATCTGGTTTTACTGCCTTCACGGCCTGGATCATGTCTGCTTTGGTACCGGACACTTTCAGTGGTGCCGGTTTCTGTGCTTCCTGAGCCACAATGTCAGGGTTGATGATTGCCAACTGCTCCAGCAACGCGTCACGGCTGCCGCTGGTTTTAACCGGCGTCGGCAGGGTGGCGTTGTACTCTTTGATGCAAGCCTTCATTGCCGTCGCCGTCTGCTTCTGGTCTGCATCAATACGCTGGAAGTCAGCTGGCAGCGCCATATAGTGCTGGGCCGTTTCTTGCAGGTTAGCGCCAAGCGGAACCTGCGGCGGCAGGGTGGTGTTGTACTCTTCCAGTAACACCTTGATGTCGTCGGCAGACAGCAGCGCCGGCAGGCTGGCATTGTGCTCATCGATAAAGGCGCGCAGGGTCGCGGCCGTTGTGAATGCGCCTTCCAGGATTACCGGTTCAACGCTGAATTCTGCGTCCAGTTGTTCAGGCTGCAACGCCAGCGCATGCACCAAGTTGCCCATGTCCAGTACCGCGGAGCGCTCTTTGACGATGGTTTTCTCAACGTGGCGCGCATTGAAGTACATCAGCGAAACGCGCGCATCTTTCACCTGGGTTGAGCTGATGCCGTTGGCGGCGTGGTACACCTCGTTCGGTAGCCCTTCATAGCGGCCTGGCTCGAAATAAGCAGGATATTCAACAGCTGGTTCTCCCTGCTGCAGTTCTGGTTCGTTTTGTACCGATTCTGGCTCGATTTGTGCCGGGTCTGGCTCATTCTGGTGTGCAGGAACGCTATTCTGGCTGGCTGAATCTGTTTTATGGTCAACGCTCGCCTGTTCCTGATTCGCCAGGCTTGGCGCGGCAGCGGCAAGTATCTCTGCCGGTGCTACGGTAACTGCTTGCGTATCAGCTGCATCAGCGCCTTCGCCTGGTTGTACCGGATCAGTATTTTCGACTTTCTCTGGCTGAGTCGTTTCCATCTGCACATCGCTGGTGGTCTCCGCTTCTTTTTCCGTTTTTTGGACTTCATTTGAGGAGGTATTGTTGACCGGATCGGTAGTTCCACCCATTAGGGCATCGATGGAGAACATTCCACCTCCGAGATTTTCAACTTTTGGCTGATTGGCTGCTTCTTCAGCGCGTTTACGTGCGCCTTCTTCACGTACGCGCTTCAAATTTTCTTCGTGGGTGCAGTAGGTTTTGCGTGTATCAGGTTTCATGCCTACGGCTGATGCTTCGTTCTTTGCAACGGGTAATGGCAGTAACTCAACAGCGGAATTGAACTCAGCCGTCATCGTCTGGTTAACGAATTCCAGATGAGCAACCGGATTCAGGTGTATGTTTTCCGGTGCGATGCGCACCAGGTTGAAGATGGCCGCGCGGTTCACTGCCAGAACGCCGGGCTGGTTGCGCAGGATTTTGCTCCACGATTTCCATGGTTCTTCTTTATGCGCGACAATTTCCTTGGCGCGGCGGTGGATGCTGCCCGGGATTTCTCGGTGGTTGAAATCCATCGGCAGCAGGGCGCAGGCGATCTCAAGATCGAGAGAGTCCAGCGTATGGTGTGCGCCTTCGCCGCGGTCAGTGACATAACCTCCATCAGCATTTGTGCCGGAGTCTGTGCGCTCCACATTTGTGATACGGTTGCCTGCTGCCCATTCGCGGGTGAGGATGCCGCGATCGATATACTCAGTTTTTATCCATATTTTCGTGAACTCAATAATCTGGTTAAGTTCATGGCGCTTGTCTTGTGGAAATACCATCTTGATCGCGGCAGTTAATTTCCAGAGGGTTGGCATGTCGAATGCCTTAATTTCTGGGCTATTCTCGGCAGCTAGCAGCATGTTCTGCACGTAGCTATTGTCCATGTCCAGTTCGAGAGCCGAGAGCTCTTTGCGATGTGGGATACTGATGTGGTAGACGTGGCGATCTTCGGCACAAAACTGTGCGAGCAGTTGAATACGAAAAGGCATCGTTGCCAGCTGGAATTGCACGCTATCGTCGTTTGAATATTCGAGTTTGCGATCACCGTCTTTTTCGCACTGAAGTTCCGTCGTTAAGTTACTGTCGGAATCACTCTTCACGGTATCACCCTGCGATGCTTCCCCGGGTTTCTGTTGCCATGTGCGCAGGTCTTCGGCCAGTTCGTAGCGTTTGCACCAGGTGTAGTCGATGGTGCTCTCTTCCGGCAGGTCGTCATAAACCGGGAAATCGGTACGGACAGGCTTCTGATAATCCTTGCCACGTCCGGTTTCAATGCCAGCCTCTTCCAGCTCAACATCGAGCGTCAGAGCTGCGCGCGCTTCACTTTTTGCAGTGAACCAAATCACTGCATCATCTTTACCTGATTTCTGCGTAGCCTTAACTACATAGAAAAATTCCATGTCAGATCCTCATTTTTGGATGTAAGATCCCCGGGCCAGAGATAGCGCCCATTGGGTGTGTTTTTGGTTTGGTATAAATTCCGGTGTAACTTTGGTCGGTGGCACCGGACGTGAATCCCGCCTTGCGCGGGGTTTTCGTTAAGCTTCGTGTGCCATCTGGTCGAACGAAGCGCAACGAACAGAACAGTAATCGCGTTGTTCGCGTTTCAGCTGCGAGCCGTGGATGAAGAGCAGTTTGTTTTTAACTTCCTTCCCTTGCTCGATCGGCTTGCGGCAGTACGCGCATTTCTTCAACATCATCGTCTCCTCAGAATTTCGCCGTGGTGTCTGCTGGACCCTCATCGGCGCGTACAATTTTTTCTACCGGGTAACAGTTTCCTGTCACGTGCTGTTCAACAGCTGCCTGTTCGCACTGCTGCTGGCTTTCATAGACATCAACCACTACGTCCTGGAAATCGCCATTGGTCATGCCAATGGTCAGCACTAATGCAAAAAGAGTATTCATCAGTGCGTACCTGCCGGGACCAGATGCGGTTCGACGCTGCGCGAGGCATATGGCCGGCGTATGTGGCGCAGATTTCCCTGCGGTTCATGCCAGTAAGTGCCGTCGCTGTAGTTAAAAGAGACCAGCCATGCTGCTCCGGTTCGCTGGTTGCGCATTGGAACAGCGCGACCGCTGTTTGGTACTGATGGGTTGCCTTTCATCTCAATCCCCTTGTTTGCCCTTGTCGCCAGGCTGGCGGAACTTTTCTTAACCTGACAACGGTGCGCGTGTTGTCGATGGAATGAAGAGTACAACCAAAAGTTCGATAAGTAAAGTGTAAATGGAACCCGTAGTTCTATTTGGGGGTGAAAAAAAAGACACCAGCAAGGTGTCTATTTTGTACAGAGCGGGAATGAGGCTATTTCTTGAGGTCGTTCATTATGTCGTAGACATCATTCTTCAGTAGGTCCATTTCTTTCACCACACCCCTGGTGTGAATGATCAAACGGAGCTTTTCAGCTTCTGGCAACTGATTAAACAGAGATAACAACGTTTGTTCCTGTTCATCAAGAAGGCGCGGTAATGTCGGAAGTTCTT